TCTTATCCAGCACAAGGTTCTACGTTTAATGACAAGTATGTAGTATTTAATTACGCTGAATCTGGTGGTGTCCCTGGCGGTGTTTGGTACACAGGAACAGAAGCAAGAACAAGTTGGATGGATGCAACAGTATATAAAAACCCTTTTGCAACTAAATACAATAGTTCTGCAACAGGTACTTTTCCAGAAATTATAGGTGAGTCTGGTTTAGGTCAAAGTATTTTATTCGAACATGAAGTGGGAACAGATCAAATTAATCCAGATGGTACAACTACAACAGTGCCTTCTTTTATATCGTCTTATGACATAGATTTAGAAGCAAGAAGAACAGGATCAGATGGAAAAACTTCAGGTCCTAAAGTAGCTGGTGAAGTATTTTTAGCTATGAGAAGATTTATACCAGATTTTAAAACGTTAGAAGGTAATGCAAAAGTTAGTTTAAATGTAAAAAGGTATCCACAGCAAGCAGAGTCACAAACTGCATTAAGTCCTTTTACTATAACATCTAGTACAGATAAAAAAGACACAAGAGCAAGAGGTAGATTTGTAAGTGTTAAAATAGAAAACGATGCAGTTAATGAGTCTTGGAGGTTTGGAACTTTAAGATTAGATTTACAAGCAGATGGGAGACGTTAATGCCAAAGATTAATGTAAGAATACCAGAACCAAAAGAACAATACGATTTCTCAAACCAGAAACAAATAAACAGGACTTTGTCTTTGGTAGTAGAACAGTTAAACTCAACATATTTAAGTGAAACAAAACAGGAGCAAGAGAGATTCTCTTGGTTTATAAGTGGCTAATATATATAAAAACGAATTAGTAGATTTAACTACTACAGATAATACTACGATCTACACTGCACCCGCTAGTTCTAGAGCTATAATTAAAAGCATACTAGTAACAGAGGACGCTGGATCAGGGTCTACAATAACTTTCACTATAACAAATGCTGCTACAGCAGTATTTAACTTGTTTAAAGACAAAGCAATAGCCTCAAAAGCAACAACAGAACTGTTAACTCACCCTTTAATTTTGGAAGAAAATGAGGTATTAAAGGCACAAGCAGCAGATGCAAATGAATTACACGTTATTGCATCAATATTGGAGATAAATAGAGACTAATGGCATTCATAGAACAAGAAGCAAAAGCAGAATACAAAGAGATAAACGGCAAGAGGGTATTGGTTATCACACCTGAATGTGAGGTTACTTTAAAAAATTTAGAAACAGGACAAGAATACAATTCAGATAAAGAAGCTGATGACGATGTAGATAATCCTGAAACACCTACGAAAAGAGAACACATCTCTCGTAGTGTAAAATTAACAGTTGAGTCTTTACCACTTGGTAGTGATTCAAATTTATAATATACTGGTACGATGGCAATAACTAGAGCACAACAATTTAGACAGATGTTAGAAGATGGAGGTATGTTAGTACAACCGTCTACAACTGGTAAACGTCCAGGTTATCGTGGTGATGCTGCCTACAGAAGCAAAAGCGCTCAATCAAGTCCTAGTGCTGGTGGTCAAGGTAATGTAGGATCAAAAGCAAGTTTTGGTGGAAGTGATAAAAGTAGTTCTGAATCTTTTAAAGATCCAAGAGACAGATCTGGAACAGGAACCGATACTGTTCCTACAAAAGAAGTAAGAAAAAAAGAAAAAGCAAAATACAATCAACAGTTTTTATCTAAGGGTCAAATGCCTCCTACAGGAAGCAGACCGTTGTCTTTTACAGACAGAATGAAAAAGAAAAGAAATCAACAAATTTTAAATTTTATAAATAGAAACATGTTAACAAAATATAATAGGTTTACAAATCCACCTACAAGCATGTTGTCAAAAACAGGATATCCAAACTATGGTATTCCAAATATCTACGGTATAGTTGAAGATAACTTAGAAGCTTTTGGAGATTTAAGAGATATATTGAAAACAGGTAACAGAATACCGGTGGGAAAATCAAAAACATCTGTTGAATTAAATCCCATCCCTGATTTGGATGTTGATAGTATAAGAGAACTAGCAGCAGCACAAAGTAAGTTTGGAAGTCTAACAGGTTATCAAGCAGATCAATTAGAAGATCTTAGGCAAGATATTAAAAACAGAGACGAGTTAGTAAATGAAGGAATGACACAAGAACGTTTTGAAGAGTTGTATCCTGGACCACCTAAACCAAAAGATGATGGCCCTAAAGAAATAGACCCTTGTTTAGGACCTAATCCACCTGCATATTGTTTTGTAAATCAAGATGATAACAAAGATGATACAACAGACCCTAGAACAAACTTTTATGGTCTTTCACCTAGAATAGCAGGATCTTTATTTGATTTTTCTGGACTTGCAGATGGAGGAAGAGTTGCTGCTATGGATGGTGGAATTATGGATATGGCAAGAGAAGAAATGTTTTTAGGTGGTATAGCAAAAGGAATTAAAAAAGGATTAAAAAGTGTTACTCGTGGTCTTAAAAAAGTTGTTAAATCACCAATAGGTAAAGCTGCATTATTAGGAGCTGTTGGATACGGTTTAGGTGGCGGTACATTTTTTGGAAAAATGTTACCAGGAGTAACTAGAGGTGGTCAAGGTTTTGGTGGCTTTGGAGGATTAAGTAGTATATTTGGAAATGTTGGAGACATGATAGGCGGCAAAGGTTTAGGAGACGCTTTTGCAAAATTTGGCGGCAACAAAGCTTTAACAGGTATATTAGGTGCATCTATATTACCTCTACTACTTGGTAAAAAAGAAGAAGATGAATTTGATATTGACGCATATTATGCAGCAAACAGATTAAATCGTAATGCGCAGCTATATAATAGAATAGCAGGTTCTCAATTTAGTTTCGCTGAAGGTGGAGAAGTAGAACCGGTAGCTAAGAAAACAATGCCTTTATTAGATATGGGTGGACAAGAAATGGATTTAAGAGCTGAAGGTGGTTTTGTGCCTATTGGTCGTATGGAAAAAGCAGACGATGTGCCTGCAAGATTATCAAAGAATGAGTTTGTATTTACAGCTGAAGCTGTTAGAAATGCAGGTGAAGGTGATGTGGACAAAGGCGCAGAAGTTATGTATAATATGATGAAGAATCTCGAATCCGGAGGTGAAGTATCTGAAGAATCGCAAGGATTAGAAGGCGCTAGAGAAATGTTTAAAACATCACAAAGACTAGGAGAAGTCATATAATGGCAACAGAAACTACGATATCGAGACCAGCACCCTTTGTAGAAGATATAGGAAAAAGTTTAGCCGAACAAACTTTAGCATTACAAAACGTACCTGTTGTATCAACAGGTATTGCAGGAATAACAAAACAAACTGGTGAAACTGCAGAAGGTTTTAAAGCAAGACAAGATGCTGCAAGAGCATTTACAACAAGACAACAAAATTTAGCAGGACTTGCACCACAAGTAGCAGGTCAAGATGCGCTGCAAAGACAAGCACAAAGTTTAGCACAAGCAGGTGTTGGATCTTTTCAACCTTTTTTACAAACAGCACAGACATTAACAGGAGCAGGTGCAGGAACAGGAGCAGGATCAGTTGCTTCTTTTATGTCTCCTTACCAGTCACAAGTTATTGATACAACATTACAAGAATTTGATAGACAAAAAGCTATACAAGAACAACGGATCAGGGACCAAGCAGTGGCATCAGGTGCATTTGGTGGAGGTAGAGAAGGTGTTCAGTTGGCAGAGTTTGGAACAGGTGCAGCAAGAGATAGAGCAGCATTACAAGCAGGATTATTACAACAAGGATTCGGTCAAGCAGTTGCAAGAAGAGATCAAGCATTTAGAGATCAACAAGGTCTAGCACAATTATTACCGCAGCTACAAGGAACAGATATTTCACGTTTAGGTTCACTAGGAGCATTAAACCAAGCACAAGCACAAGCTCAACTAGATGCAACTAGAGAAGCTACAAGACAAGCTGCTTTTGCACCGCAAGATGAATTAAACAGATTCGCTGATATTACAACAGGTATTATGGGCGGTATGAGAGGATCAGGAACTCAAACAACTAATATTCCTAACCCTACACCATTACAAAGTGCTTTAGGTATTGGGTCAACACTTGCTGGTATCTACGGATATTTAGGAGGTAGACCTTTCGCATAATGAATAGAACTTTAAAAAGACCAATGTTTAGAATGGGTGGTTCTTCAAATGAAGGTATCACGTCAGGATTAGATAGAGCGCCTTATCAGTCTGGAACAAAACCAATAGACTATCCAGGAACTCAAGCAGAGTATGACGCTGAAATGAAAATGTTGCAAGAAAAAGGTATCTTTGATGCGCAAGGAAATAGAACTGGTGGTAAAAATAAAATAGGGTTTGATGACGGAGATTTACAATTTCCTCCAACATCAGGCATAACATTAAATTCCACTACCAATAATACACCTAGTATTAAAACAAAAACTACAGAAGAAAGATTAATGGAGGCAATTGGTAAAAGAGATAGAGGTCAGGACATATCTAAATTTTTAATTAATTTTGGTTTAAACCTTGCATCAGCAACACCAAGAGGAAATATAATAGCAACAGCTGC